AGAGGAATTATAATGGCAAATGAAATATTAGATAATGGAACAATTAAATTAGATGAAGGTAATGGTCGATTAGATATAGGAGAAAGAATATTACATCCCTGTTATTGGGATGAAGATACTAATGGGTGGAAAGATCATGATTTTGCAAATAATCCGGATTTATCTGCAGAAGATAAATCTTGGATAAGTGCTAATTTTACAAATAGTTGGAAAGAAACATATCGACAAATCTTTGGTGCAGGGAAAGAATAATAGGATATAAAGGTATATAAATAGTATTATGGCAAAACCAAATAGTAAAGCAACATTAATCGATTTCTGTTTTAGATCTCTGGGAGCTCCAGTGATTGAAATAAATGTGGATGACGATCAAGTCGATGATAGAATAGACGAAGCTCTACAATTCTATCAAAATTACCACATGGATGGTGTTGAAAGGGTTTTTCTAAAACACAAAGTTACAAATAGTGAATTAACTACAGCAGCTGCTAGTAATGGTACATTTGTTGAAAATGAAATTATTACCGGCGGAACTTCAGGAGCTAAAGCAACAATTAAATCTGTTACTAGTACTACTAAATTAAGATATAATTCATTAATAGATTCAAATATTCCATTTCAGGTTGGTGATGTAATTACCGGCGGAACATCTGGTGCTACAGGAACGATCGCAGCAAACGGAATAGTAAAAGGTGATATAGAAAATAGATTTATTCCTATTAATAGTTTAGTTCAAAATGTTGTAAGGGTAATACCTATACGCGATTCAGTTTCCACTAGTGATATGTTTGATATAAGATACCAAATACATTTAAACGATTTATATAGTTTAGGGTTTATGGGTAGCTTAGCAGAGTATGTTATGAGTATGCAATACTTAGATATGCTGGACAATGTTGTTGATAGCGACGAAAAACAAATTAATTTTGACTTGCATAAAAACCAATTAGATATTTTTATGCACTGGTCTCAAGAGGTAGAGGTAGATGATTTCTTAGTCGTAGAATGCTACCGTATTATAGACCCTGACACTTATACAGATGTTTATGATGACTATTTCTTAAAAAGATATGCAACAGCATTAATCAAAAGACAATGGGGAACAAACCTGTTAAAATTCGAAGGGATGCAAATGCCTGGTGGAGTTACATTTAATGGAAGACAGCTTTTTGATGATGCAAACGAAGAAATTACAAGATTGGAAGAAGAAGCTCGATTAAATTGGGAACAGCCGGTCGACTTTTATACAGGATAAACCATGCCTAGAAACGTTTTCTTTTCTCAGGCAGTTAAATCAGAACAAAGTCTTTATGAAGATTTAATTGTTGAGAGTTTACAAATATACGGACAAGACATTTATTATGTCCCACGTACTCTTGTAAATAGAGATAGTATTCTTGGTGAAGATCCTGCATCTAAATTTGATGATGCTTATTTAATGGAAGCATATATAGAAAATATAGATGGGTTTGAAGGTGCTGGTGATCTTATGTCTAAATTTGGTTTAGAAATAAGAGATGAAGCTACATTTGTTATATCAAGAAGAGTATGGGAAAGATTAGTTGGTAAGTTTTCTAGTAATGTAACTGATCCAAGACCGCAGGAAGGCGATGTTATATTCCTTCCAATGACTAACTCTTTCTTTGAAATAAATTACGTCGAAGATGATTCCCCATTCTTCCAGTTATCTAACTTACCAGTTTATAGAATGCAATGTTCATTATTCGAATATGCAGACGAAGATTTTGATACAGGTGTAGAAGGAATAGATGTAAAAACTGGGCAAAGTGCATATCAGGTATTCATGGATGTAACTGTCACTGGAAATAATCATTTTGAAGTTGGTGAAAATGTTTCACAAACAATTTCTACAGGCGTAGTGGTTACTGGTGAAGTTGCACAAAGAACAAAATCTTCAGCAACAGCTGGTACTTATGGAATATCTAATATTGGTGTAACAGGATCTTCAGGTGTTGCAAAAGACTTTATAGTTTCTGGTACTGCAGCATTAACAGGTTCTAACACAGGATTTAGTGGTACAATTACTAAGATATATGATGTTTCAGATAACACACAAACATTCACATCAGATGGAGGGGCGGAAAACGTGGCATTAGAATTAGAAGCAGATAGTTTCATAGACTTTACTGAATCTAATCCATTCGGCGATCCGTCAGATACTTACTAATGTTTGGAGATCATTTTTATCACGCAACAATGCGAAAATCGGTAGCTGTATTCGGTACACTCTTTAATGATATTAAGGTAATCCGAAAAGGTGCTAACGGTGCTGTTCTAAATCAAGTAAAAGTTCCATTAGCGTATGGACCAAAACAAAAATTCTTAGCACGTTTAGATCAAGAGACTGGATTTGATGCACCAATGGCAATCAAACTTCCTCGTATGGCATTTGAAATGACTTCTTTGGATTTAGATACTAATATTAAACAGCAAAAAAGAAATAAGATTGTAGAAGACCACGCGAGCGATGTATCTAAAAAGAAAACAATAGCACACTATACCTCTTATAATATTGGTATGTCACTTTATATATTAGCTAAGAACCAAGACGATGGTCTTCAAATTGTAGAACAGATACTACCTTATTTTCAGCCAGAGTATACTGTATCAATTACTCCGGTAGATAACTTTACCCATAAACAAGATGTTCCAGTTGTTTTAACCGGGGTTTCTATTCAAGATGATTATGAAGGGGACTTTACAGAAAGAAGAGTCTTAACTTATCAATTAGACTTTGTAATGAAAATGAAATTCTATGGACCAACACAGGATCAAGGTATTATACGTACAATTAATTTAGATTTCAAACAACAAACCCCTGCAGAATTCTTCCAGGGATTAAACTTTGCAGTTGCATCAACAGATAGTCCGAGTTCTTTTACAGTTACAACAACAAGGGATACTACACAGAATCCAACCACATCTGGTAATACCTTTACATATAATGCAGGGGTTCAAGGAATAAGTATTACTAAAAAAATCATTCAAGCTGCTAACCAAGACGAAATTTTTGTAGATAATGTAATTAACCTAGGTGTTGGTATGGGTGTTAGTGGATACGGATTACCATCGGGATTAACAATTGATGGTATTGAAACCAATGGACTGTTTATAAGTGTTACCCAAAATGTAAATACGACACCCTCGTATCCGGATTTAACATTTACTGGAAATAAATATTTTATATTTGACCAACAACAACCAACCTTAAATTTTAATATAGGAAATACTTATATTATTAATTACCCCGCTGGTCATCCGTTTAAATTTTCACAAGTCCCGAATGGAACACATAACGGTGGTGTAGCATATACAGCAGGAGTAACTAATCCAACATCGACATCAATACAAATTGTGGTTGACTCAAACACACCTTCAACACTTTATTATTACTGCAGTCAGCATAGTGCAATGGGTGGACAAATAAATATTAGTTAGGATGAATATATTATGGAAAAAAGAGAAAAATTACAGAAGTCTTTAGAGAAGAATCTTCCTGTGAGTGCTGATGCACAAGAGCGAAGAGATAAGAAAGACATAAAAGACGATTATGAATTTTCTAGACGTACCTATAAAGATTTAATTAATACCGGAATGGGGAGCTTAGATACGCTCGCCGAGCTCGCCCGCGAGAGCGAGCACCCCCGCGCCTTCGAAGTTTTATCTCGAGCTATAAAAGATGTTGCAGACACAACAGAAAAACTTATGGCTTTACAAGCAGATAAGAAAAAACTATCTAAGAGTGAAGAAGAAGAAAAGAAAGCTAAAGCAATAACAAATAATAATTTGTTCGTAGGAAGTACTGCCGATTTACAAAAGATGATATTAGATAAAGATTTTATTGATGCAGAGGATTAAAAATAATGAGTTTGGTTATCTAGGTAATCCCAATGTAAAGCGGGATGGTGTAGAGACTGAATTTTCAAAAGAAGAAATACGGGAATATATGAAATGTATGAAAGATCCTGTATATTTTGCTAAGAAGTATGTTAAGATTATATCTTTGGATGAGGGATTAGTACCATTTAATCTATATCCTTATCAAAAAAAGATGTTTAAACACTTTAATGATAATAGATTTAGTATAGTGTTAGCATGCAGGCAGAGTGGTAAAAGTATATCTAGTGTGGTTTATATCTTATGGTATGCAGTATTTCACCCAGATAAAACTATAGCTATACTTGCAAACAAAGGTGCAGTAGCTAGAGAAATGTTATCACGTATTACATTAGCTTTAGAAAACTTACCTTTCTTTTTACAACCAGGAACTAAGGCTTTAAATAAAGGCTCATTAGAGTTTAGTAATAATTCCAAGATATTAGCAGCGGCAACGTCCGGAAGTTCTATAAGGGGTTTATCGATTAATTTGTTATTCCTAGATGAGTTTGCTTTTATTGATGATGATGCTAAATTCTATACATCAACATATCCTGTGGTATCAGCTGGTAAAGATACCCAAATTATAATTTGTTCTACAGCAAATGGAATAGGAAATGTATATCATAAACTATGGGAAGGTGCTTCACAAGGCACAAATGAATTTAAACCTTTTCGAATAGATTGGTGGGATGTTCCGGGAAGAAATAAAAAATGGAAAGCTGAAACTGTAGCGAATACTTCGGAATTGCAGTTTGAACAAGAATTTGGTAATACATTCCATGGCAGAGGTAATACGCTTATAGATGCAAACCATTTATTAGCCCAAAAAAGTTCTGAGCCAATAGAGTATAAAGAGAATACTTGGATATATGAAAAGGCAATAGAAGGACATGAATATATTATGTGCGTGGATGTTGCAAAAGGACGTGGACAAGATTATAGTACATTTACAGTAATAGATGTAAGTGTAGAACCATTTAAGCAGGTATGTACATTTAGAGATAATAATATATCCCCAATGTTATTACCAGATTTAATATTTAATTATGCAAGAAGATATAACGATGCTTATATCATTGTTGAATCCAATGACCAAGGTTCAGTAGTATGTAATGGATTATATTATGATTTAGAATATGAAAATATGTTTGTAGAATCCTCTGTTAAAGCAAATGCAATTGGTGCTACAATGACTAGGAGGGTAAAACGTATTGGATGTTCTACTATAAAGGATTTAATAGAGCAGAGAAAATTAGAAATCCTAGATGCTAATACGATTATAGAAATGAGTACATTTGTTTCGAAAGGAAATTCCTTTATGGCTATAGCACCTAACCACGACGATTTAATGATGAATCTAGTATTATTTGCTTGGTTTACTACAACAGATATATTTAGATCTATGACGGATATCGATATGAAAGATATGTTATATCGGGAACGATTAGCAGCAATACAAGATGATATGCTTCCTGTAGGATTTCTAGGTGAGAAATCTGAGGAGCATAAATATACTAAAGACAAAGACGGAAACGTGTGGTTCGAGGACGACACTAAATTTATAAACTGGTAATATGCAAAACTTTAACGAATGGCAAAATACGGTTGATCAACCAATAACAGAAAAGAAGGTATTTGAAAAAGATCCTTCTAAGTTACACTGCATTGTGCTTGGTTTAGGGGAAGAAGAAGGAACGTTTGCTGATATAGTTGGTAACTTAACTAAAAAGCGTAAAATGAAATTTACATTAATTAATGTAGAAGAGGCTTTCATCTCCTCTGTAGACGTAGATTTAGGTTCTGTTGTTTTCCAGAACTATGACGGTGAAGATAGTGAAATAGAAATTAGTAAAGAAAACTCTATTGTATTCGTAAGAGCAGGTGCTATACAAACTTTAACTTCACAGGCCTTGGTATCTTCCTTAGGTACGTACGGATTCTTTATGGTTAACGATTTAGAATCTATGATGTTATGTGATAACAAAATGTCAAATGTGATTGCACTAGACCGAAATAATATACCTACACCTAAATCGTCTGTTATAACAAATGTTAAATCCATAGACAGTGCACACAAAAAGATCGGTGGTAAATTTCCAGTAGTTATTAAAACACTAACTGGTACACAAGGTGTGGGTGTTTCTATTGCGGAAAGTAAACAATCGTTAGTTTCTGTTTGCCAATCTTTATGGAAATATGATGCACAATTATTAATACAAGAATATTTACCTTTAAAATCGGATATAAGAACATTAGTTGTTAATGGAAAGATATTAGGATCAGCCGAAAGAATAAAACAGGATGACAAAGAATTTAGAAATAACGTACACTTAGGAGCTAAAACTAGGCCATATAAACTATCAGATGAAGAAAAAGAACTCGTTAAACAGTCCGCACGTGCGACTGGCGCACTATATTGTGGTGTAGATCACTGTCAAGTTGGAAATAATTATTATGTATTAGAGATAAATGGTTCACCTGGAATTAGATCTCACTTTAATGGATATGATTTAGAAAGTGGTAAATCTGTAGGTAAAATAACGGATGAAGAAGTTTTAGATTTAATTGTAGAATACTTTGTACACGAATTACATAGGAAACCACTATTCAGAACAGAAAGTGGTTATATAGAAAGAATTGATATTGAGGGATTAGATAACCCAATACGTGCAAAATTTGATACTGGTAATGGTACAAATGCTTCTATGTTGCATGTAGATAAATTAAAGATAGATGGCGATACAGCTATCTGGGAAAAAAATGGTAATAAATTTAAATCAGACATTGTAGATGTTTCGATTGCAAGAAGATTACCTACAATAGAAGAAAAAAGACCAGTTATAGAAATGACGGTTAATTTCAATAATAAAGCATATCCTAACACAAGGATTGCTTTAACAACAACGGATAGTGCATCTGAAATGTTAGTCAATAGAACACTAATGAGTATATTTAAAGTTGCAGTTAATCCAGATAGAAGGTTTATACTGTCGGATCACGTCGGTAAAGAAGACAATACAGACACTTAGAACTTCTTTTATTATAAATAATTATGTTGAAAATAACCGTATTATGTAACTTATTAACTAACTCACAACAAATGAGAGGATAAAGCGATGGCATTTCAAGTATCACCAGGCGTCCAGGTAAAAGAAATAGACGCAACGAATGTAATTCCAGCCGTATCTACCAACATTGGTGGATTTGCAGGAGCATTCAACTGGGGTCCAGCAGGCCAAATTGTAACAGTAGGTTCTGAATCAGAACTAGCTGAGAAATTTGGTACTCCAGATGACAATACAGCGAAATATTTTCTTACAGCTGCGGCATTCCTAAAATATGGTAACGCGCTGAAAGTTGTACGTGCAATCTCAGGTCATGATAATGCGACCGCAGATGGTACAGGACAACTTATTAAGAATGATGAAGATTATGAAAATAACTACTCCAATGGTTCGTTGGCTAAGGGTTTATGGGTAGCTAAGTACCCAGGTTCACTAGGAAACAGCTTAAAAGTTTCTATGATTTCGCAAGGAATCACTAGCTTTTCAGGTTGGACATATGCAGGATCTTTTGATGCTGCTCCTGGTACATCTGATTACGCAGTTAACTTAGGTAAACCTTCTTACAATGACGAATTACACGTAGCAGTTATAGACGAAGACGGACTATGGACAGGTACAGCTGGTACCGTTCTAGAAACATTCGCCTTCGTATCTCAAGCGTCAGACGCGAAGAAGACTGACGGAACATCAAACTATTACAAAGACGTTATTAATAGTAACTCTAAGTATATTTGGTGGACTGATCACGACACTACAAATCTACAAAACGCTGGGGAAACATTAGCAAGTAGAACCTCGGCATTTGACACCCACAACGCGGCTATTGATCATAGCTTAGCAGGTGGTTCAGACGATAATACACCAACTACAGGCGAAATTCTATTAGGTTACGACCTATTCGAAGACGCTGAAACAGTTGATGTTAACTTATTGTTTGCAAGTCCAGATGCTAATGGAGCAGAAACAATTGCAGAAGACTTGATCTCTATAGCAAACGCTAGAAAAGATTTGGTTGCATTTGTATCACCTCCAATCGAAGACACAGTAGGAAGTTCAGATCCAGCTACAGACGTTATGGCGTTTGCAAATGGATTAACTAGTTCTTCATACGCAGTCTGTGATTCATCCGCACTATATGTTTACGACAAATATAATGACGTATACAGATATATTGGTGCAGCTGGTCACATAGCAGGTTTATGCGCTAACACTGATAGAGTGGCAGATGCATGGTTCTCACCAGCAGGTGTTAACCGTGGTCAACTATTAGGCGTAACAAAATTAGCATACAATCCGAAGAAAGCAGATAGAGATACATTATATAAAGGACGTGTTAATCCTTTAGTATCTTTCCCAGGTGAAGGTATGATGTTATTTGGGGATAAAACTCTACTTAGCAGACCTTCCGCTTTTGATAGGATTAACGTTCGAAGATTGTTTATAGTATTAGAGAAAGCAATTTCTACTGCTGCTAAAGCACAATTATTCGAATTTAATGACGAATTCACAAGAGCTCAATTTAAAAATATGGTTGAGCCTTTCTTGAGAGACGTTAAAGGGCGTAGGGGTATTACAGATTTCCAAGTAGTTTGTGACACTTCCAACAATACAGGTCAAGTAATAGATTCAAATAGATTCGTAGCTGATATTTTTATCAAGCCTGCAAGATCTATTAACTTCATTACATTGAACTTCATAGCAACTAGAACAGGCGTCGATTTCTCTGAAATCGCCGGAGTATAGGGGGAATAAAACATGGCAATATTAGGCGTAGACGATTTTAAATCTAAGCTGGTTGGCGGTGGTGCACGTGGAAACTTATTCAAGTGTACTGTTAACTTCCCTGGATATGCGGCAGGCGATGTAGAACTTACATCATTTATGTGTAAGGCTGCAGCCTTCCCAGCATCAATTGTAGCACCTGTAGAGGTTCCGTTCAGAGGTAGAAAACTTCAGATAGCTGGAGATAGATCTTTTGAACCGTGGAGCATTACAGTTATTAATGATGTTGGTTTCGAGGTTAGAGACGCTTTCGAAAGATGGAGTAATGGTATTAATGGACACAACTCTAACACTGGATTAAGTAATCCTACAGACTATCAAGCTGACGGTATTATCGAACAACTTGATAAAGAAGGAAACACAACTAAGCGAATTGATATTCGTGGAATGTGGCCTTCTAACATTTCAGCAATCGAGGTAGCCTATGATCAGGAAAACCAGATTGAGGAATTTACTGTAGAACTTCAAATGCAGTATTGGGAGTCTAGTACCACTAGCTAAAACTAGTATAAATATATTTGAAGGGGAGAGAAATCTCCCCTGATAATATTCAGGATAATAATATGGCAGATTTTTTCGGATTTGAAATAAAAAGAAAGGGACAGGAAAAAGAATTACCTAAAGTTTCTTTCGTACCAAACACAGATGAAGACGGCGCTGGTGTTATAACATCGGGTGGCCACTTTGGTGCTTATTTAGATCTAGATGGGGATAAAGCAAAAAGTGAAGTAGATCTTGTTATGAAATATCGTGATATTGCAGCACAGCCAGAGTGTGATGCAGCAGTAGAAGATATTGTTAATGAAGCAATCGTTGGAGATCATAACGATGTTCCAGTAGATATAGTTTTAGATAAGGTTGAAGCTTCAGATAAGATTAAAAAAATGATTAAAACAGAGTTTGATACTATTATATCGCTCATGAATTTTAATGCATACTCACATGATATTTTTAGGAAATGGTATATTGATGGAAGATTACCTTATCACATTATTATAAAAGAAGGTAGTGAAAAAGCAGGAATCCAAGAACTAAGATATATAGATCCAACTAAACTAAGAAAAGTAAAAGAGATTGAAGAAGAGGAAGATCCTAAGACAGGAGCTAAACTTATTAAATCTCAAAAAGAATTTTTTATCTTTCAAGACAATGCTCTTGGAAAATATAACCAGGGACTAAAAATTAACCCAGACGCTATAGCATATGCGACATCTGGTATATTAGATAGTTCTAGAAAAAGAATTTTATCATACTTACATAAGGCTATTAAACCAGTCAATCAGTTAAGAATGATGGAAGATTCTGTTGTTATCTACAGAATAAGTAGAGCACCAGAAAGAAGAATATTCTATATTGATGTAGGTAACTTACCAAAAGGTAAAGCTGAAGAATACCTAAGAGGTATTATGAATCAATATAGAAATAAATTAGTCTACGACGCTAAGACCGGCGACATTAAAGACGATAAAAAGCATATGAGTATGCTTGAAGATTTCTTCTTACCACGAAGAGAAGGTGGTAGAGGTACTGAAATATCTACATTACCTGGGGGTGAAAACCTAGGACAAATAGATGATATTATATATTTCCAAAAGAAATTATATAAAGCATTAAATGTACCTATGAATAGACTAGAGCAAGAAGCACAATTTAGCTTAGGTAGATCTTCTGAAATAACAAGAGATGAAGTTAAATTTAAAAAGTTTATTGATAGATTAAGAAAAAGATTTTCAGATGTATTCATTCAGTTATTAAAAACACAATTAATGCTGAAGAATGTTATTACCGTGGAAGAGTGGAACGAATGGAAAGAAAACATTCAGTTCGACTTTATTGAAGATAATTACTTTTCAGAATTAAAAGAAGCTGAAATGTATAGGGAAAGATTCGATATGTTAGGATCGTTAGATGAGCATATTGGCCGATTCATATCTAATGAATGGGTTAAAAAGAATATTCTTAGATTTAACGATGATGATATTGAAGCTATTAATAAACAAATCGAAGACGAGGAGAAAGGCGGAGAGCTAGATATGCCTGATCCGGATGATCCAAGGTTCGGTTAGGATTTTAATTATTATAAATAAATACAGACGAGGAAAATTGAATGAGTGAGACAATTAAAGATATTATTAATAAATTAAGGGATGGCGATAATATTAACGCAGAAAAAGCATTTAACACAGCAATGGCTGGAAAAATGTCTGATGCTTTAGATGCAAAGAAAATAGAAATTGCTTCAAATATGGTTCAGAAAAAGGTACAACCGATAGAAGAACCAGCAGAAGCAGAATCAGACGAATAGGACAACTATGAGATTAATTGCAGAATACAACGATAGTGATATAACAACTTATATTACCGAAGATAAAAAAGGAAATAAATCCCACGTTATCGAGGGTGTATTCATGCAAGCCGATTCCAAAAATAGGAATGGCCGAATATATGAAAAAAAGATTTTAGAAGCCGCTGTTGATAAGTATATCAAAGAGCAGGTTTCTACTGGAAGAGCAGTTGGAGAGTTAAATCATCCAGAAGGACCAACTGTTAATCTAGATAAAGTTTCACACAAGATTACCGAACTCAAATGGGAAGGAAGTAATGTTGTAGGAAAAGCATCAATTCTTAAAACCCCTATGGGACAGATCGTAGAAGGTCTTCTCGAAGGTGGTGTTAAGCTTGGTGTATCAAGTCGTGGAATGGGAAGCCTTGTGCAAAAGAACGGAACTAACTATGTCGGTAAAGACTTTATGTTAGCAACCGTTGACATTGTTCAGGATCCATCAGCTCCAGAAGCTTTCGTAAATGGAATCATGGAAGGGGTAGAATGGATATGGGACAATGGGATATTAAAAGCACAAGACATTGAAATAATTGAGACTGAAATAAAAACAGCAAGGAACACTACATCTTCTGATGTGGAAATTCGTGCATTTAAAAATTTCCTCTCGAAACTTGTAAACTCTAAATAAATAGGAGAACGACATGTCAGAAGACGTAAATAACTTAAGCGCTGAAGACATTCAAGAGCAAGCTTCCGAAGAAGTACTTAACGATGAAGAACAAGTAGTCGAGAGTACTGAAGAGGAAGTTGTTGAAGAAGCACAAGCAGAAGCATCTACTGAAGAAGTAGAAGATTTGGAAGAAGCTAAAAAGAAGGAAGAGGACTACGAAGAGAGTGCTAAGCCTGAAGTAGCTATGCCAAAAACTAAAGCTGGTGTTATTCAAGCTGCTGTTGATATGTTAAAATCAGCAAGAAAAGAGGACGCGCAAAAGCTATTCGCTAAAATGACAAAAATTGATGAAGTAGACGAAGACAACGATCTAGAAGTTGCAGATGCAGACAAAGCCATGAAGGCTTCTTTACCTAAGAAGAACGAGCTTAAAGCAAAAGCAAAAGTTGAGAAAGTTGACTTTGATGAAGACATCGATTCAATCATTTCAGAAGAAGCTACTCTTTCAGATGGATTCCGTGAAAAAGCATCAACTATATTCGAAGCAGTGCTAACAAGCAAACTTGCAGAAGAAGTTGGGCGTTTAGAAGCAGAATATGCGCAAAACTTGGAAGAAGAAGTATCAGACATCGAAGGTCAATTAGTAGAAAAGGTAGATTCATATCTTAACTACGTAGTTGAAAATTGGGTGAAAGAAAACGAAGTTGCAATCAATCAAGGTCTTAAAACTGAGATTGCTGAAGACTTTATGACTTCCTTACAAGCAGTGTTCAAAGAACATTATATCGAGGTTCCAGAAGGTAAAGAAGATCTAATCGACGATTTAGCCGAGCAGGTATCTGAACTAGAAGAATCATTAAATAAATCCACAGAAGAAAATATTTCTTTACACGGCAAAGTCTCTTCTTTCGAGAAAGACGAAGTTGTTAGAGAAGCTTCTTCAGGGCTTGCGGAAACAGAAGCTGAAAAATTAGCTAAACTTTGCGAAGATGTAGAGTTTGATAATAAAGAATCTTTCGAACAGAAAGTTTCTACTATCAAGCAATCATACTTCAAAGGTGAAGTTACTGAATCAGTTGATGAAGTAAACAGCATGGTAGGCGAAGACTCAGCGGAAGTTGAGCCAGTAAGCGAAGCTATGTCTAGATACACACAAGCTATCACTAAATTTAATAAATAAGTAATCTATAGGGGAAACAAATGTTTAACGCAGATTCACAATTAATCGAAAAATGGTCTCCCGTACTGGAACATGAGAGTGCTCCAGCTATCGATGACCGCTACAGAAAAGCTGTTACAGCTAGACTGTTAGAAAACCAAGAGCAAGCTCTTAGAGAAGAACAAGCTCAAGCTCAAGGAAATTTTATTTCCGAAGCAGCTGCAGCTAACAACATTGGTACAGGTTCAGCTCCAAATAACATTGGAACTTTTGACCCAGTATTGATCTCTTTGGTAAGAAGAGCTATGCCAAATCTTATTGCATATGATATCGCAGGTGTTCAGCCTATGACTGGTCCTACTGGACTTATCTTTGCAATGAAATCAAAATACAGTACTCAGAGTGGTACAGAAGCATTCTTTAATGAAGCTGATACTGACTTCTCAGGTACTGGTACTCATCAAGCAGACCCAACAGGTCTTCAAGGTGTAACTGATGCTGATACTGACGGAACAATCGGTGATCACGACACAGTATCCACATTCGGTTCGGGCTTAGGCACGGCCGCTGCGGAAAGACTAGGTGTTGGTGAATCAGGAGATGGTTCATTCGGTGAAATGGCTTTCACAATCGAGAAAGCTACTGTCACAGCTAAGTCAAGAGCGCTAAAAGCTGAGTACACAATGGAACTAGCTCAAGACCTTAAAGCAGTTCACGGACTAGACGCAGAAGGCGAACTAGCTAATATCCTTTCAGCTGAGATCCTAGCGGAAATCAACAGAGAAGTTATTAGATCAGTTCTTAAAACTGCTAAGCTCGGTGCTTTACAATCTTCAACAGCTACTTCAGGTATCTTCGACGTCGGTACAGACTCAGATGGTAGATGGATGGTTGAGAAGTTCAAAGGTCTAATTATGCAACTCGAAAGAGAAGCTAATGTTATTGCTAAAGAAACAAGAAGAGGAAAAGGTAACTTTGTACTTTGTTCTTCAGACGTTGCTTCAGCTCTAGCAGCTGCTGGTCTATTGGACTACACTCCAGCTTTATCAGCTAACTTGAATGTTGACGATACTGGTAATACTTTCGCAGGTGTCTTAAATGGCAGAATGAAAGTTTACATTGATCCATATTCAACTGTTGATTTCGCATGTGTTGGTTACAGAGGTTCAAACCCATATGACGCAGGACTATTCTATTGTCCATACGTTCCTTTGACTATGGTCAAAGCAGTTGGTGAGAATGACTTCCAACCTAGAATGGGATTCAAAACAAGGTACGGCATGATTGCTAACCCTTACGTAGCTATTGATGGTACTATCGGTTCAGATAGAGCTAACCAATACTTCAGAATCTTCAGAGTTGACGACATCATGGTGTAAACCTGATTAGTTAAATCTAATTCGATTAAAGGGGCACTTCGGTGTCCCTTTTTTTGTCATTAGCTTTTTAACTCGTATAAATAGTATTACATATATGAGAAAAGAGGTATACATACATGGAAGCAATGACAATACTGTTATTGCCATGGGCGATATTAGGCTGGTATCTTCTTTTAAAGGATAAGCGATTTCATAAAATGATGAAGTCCGCTAGAATCCATAAAGTTATTAGGAAACATATAACATAAAATGGCATTAACAACCAATAAGAACTTTTTAAGTCCGGTAGGATTTAATTTTAAGATCGACAACACAAATTTTCCAAATTTGGAATATTTTTGTACAGCCGTAACATTGCCCGGGATTTCCCTGGGCGATGTTTCAATACCGTATAAAGGTGTCAATCTTGCAATGACAGCTGATAGAATAGGTTTCGAGGATTTAGCTGTTAGATTTAATATTACAGAAAACATGGAAAACTATATAGAAACCTTTAATTGGTTATCCAACACTGTACAGAAAAAAGATGCTGAAGAAAATTATAAGTTTGACGGTGTATTACAAATTTTGTCATCTCATAATAATGTAAATAAAGAAATAGCATTTTCAGGGATATTCCCAGTATCTCTTAGTGCTGTTGAATTTAATGCCCAAAATACGGATATAGAGTACGTACAAGCAGACTTAGTACTTAAATACACATCATTTGAATTTAGATAGGGGTTTACTTTTTCAGTAAACTGTGGTATAATATGTAGTTATGAATTTAGAAAATGTATTAGAAATGTGGAAAAAAGACAATGTTATCGATGAGATGGCATTGGACGAATCATCCAGAGAAACAGCAAAACTTCACTCGAAGTATTTAGAAATATATAGCGTAAGCAGATTAAAGCTAAAGCAATTAGAATTAGACTTTAAAGTTTTACTTAGAGATAAGTTTAACCATTATAATGGTAAACTAACCCAAGACGAATTAGATGAAAAAGGATGGGATTACGATCCTTTAAATGGATTAACAGTACTTAAATCTGATATGGATAAGTATTATGATTCAGATCCTATTATACAGGAAATGCAAAAAAGAATTGCATACCAAGAAGAGCTATGTAGTACTTTAAAAGAGATATTAGATAGTATTAAATGGCGTCACCAAACAATTAAAAACATGATAGAATGGCGTAAATTTACTAGTGGAATATAAAATACATCAATACCGTTTCGATAATTTTACTAAATACGAAAACGTAATACGGGAAGCTATGTCTGTTCTAGGACATACCGAAAGCGATGACCCTGATATTAATATATACAATCATTGCCACATATCAGAAGTTCCAGGATGGACTGAACATAATCTTATTTTTAAACCGACTGGACCAACCAGTAATCACTTTGCAATAGATACCCTTGGATATGCTAATAGTTCTACTTTAGCTTTTGAATATCCCGATGAATGCGAACATACCTATCTTCCGTGGGATATGGATAAGTATATTGAAACCAAATCTAACAAGTGGGATGATTCTGCTATTATTAAATGGAAAAATGATTTAAGAAAGAATTTCCCGAAAGATCATATACTTGTTATAGTACAACAGCCAAAAGATGAAACAGTAAACGGATTTGGATTTGGTAACCATTGGACTAAGGTTTGTAATATAGTAGCTAAATTAATAGTCTGTCAGACAAGACCTATTGTGGTTAAATTACATCCATCATTTCAGGACAAAAGAAAATTAAACCAAATCAACCAATGGAAAGAATCTGGGGTTAGAGTAATAGAAGGTTATATTAATATACATGACGTATTACCTAAAACAAGAGTAGCTATTACCGAAAATAGTACTGCTGGAATAGAGTGTTTAATTCACCAAGTACCTATTATATCCTACGGATTTCCAGAATATCATTGGGTTACTAAACAACTACAATCATTAACCCAATTAGAGGATTTAGTTACAGATTTAAGTTGGCATGATCCTTTGCTAGCTTCTAGGTTTACCTCTTGGTACATAGATTGGTATCTTTGTAGTGATATAAATAGTACTGTGCAAAGATTAAGAGAGCTTATATAATGGATCAGATAAAGATAGTGAAAAAGAACCATGCGTTTATGCATATTG